TAACGCTCTCAAGTATCTGATGCAACTACTGTTTTCCATCGCACGCCGAGATGGCAAGAGAAGTTATGCACAGGGAGGCAAGTTCGATAACAAGTGGATGCGCTGCATGTTCGGTGGCTCCTTCCGGCTCAGCTTCGACACCATGCTTGCGCATCACCTGCTGGACGAGAATGTCCACCATGACCTGACCAGCCTGTGCCGTGCCTACCTCGATGAGCCCGAATACGACATCCCCATCGAGGAGAAGAACGGCAAGTCCAAGAAGCCCATGCGCAACTACAAATACTGCGCTCAGGATGCGACCTACACCCTGCGCCTGGGCCATCTGTTCGAGGGCATGCTACGCCAGGAGCCCAGTCTGCACCGGCTGTTCTGGAAGTTGGTCATGCCAGGTGCCCGCGCCATGGAAGACGTCGAGATGGAGGGGCTGACCATCGACGCTGCGGCCCGCAAGGAGATCGGGCTCGACCTGCTGTCGAGGAAGATTACGCTGCGCGAAGAGCTACTCGATCTCATGGGCTACGAGGTGAATTGGAACTCGCCCGACCAGATCGCAAAAGCCCTATATGAGGATCTCGGGCTACCCTGCAAAATTCTGACGCCGAAAAAGAAAAAGAGCACATCTGAGGCCGCGCTCCTACACCTGGTGGGAAAACATCCGGTGGTGGACAAATTGCTGGAGTACCGAACCGCAGACAAATTTTTCAGCACCTACATCAAGGGCTGGGAGCAGTACCGCATCGGTGACCGGTATCACTTCGACTACAAACTGCACGGCACTGTCACTGGACGCTACTCCTCACCACTCCACCCCATTCCACGCGACGGCACGATCAGGAACCTGGTCACGGCACCTGAGGGCTGGACCTTCGTCGCGCTCGATGTCGCCACCGCAGAGATGCGGATCGCCGCCCACCTGTCGAAGGACCCGGAGATGCTCGGTGTCTTCCAGCGTGGCGAGGACATCCACTGGCGCACCATGATCGAGACGCTGAGCATCGGCACCCAGGGTGAGTTCGCTGGGCTCGTACGCAAGACAGCGGAGAAGGTCGCCATCCTCAACGGTACGCCCAGCTACTCCGACGCACTCGAAGTGCTGCGGATGGCAGGCTCAGGTGCGTGCATCAAGGTCAACAAGCGCTGGTACGAGGGACGCACGCGAGCGAAGGCAACCAACTTTGGCTACATCTACGGCATGCGCGAGCCCAAATACATCGAGATGGCGAAGAAGGACTACGGCTGGGAGCCGACCGCTACTGAGGCCAAGCAGAACCGCAATGCCTACTTCTCGCTGTATTCCATGCTGGAGGCTTGGCATCGCAAGGTGAAGAAGCTAGCCCGCCTCAGCGGCTCTGTGCGCTGCCTGACGGGACGCTTGCGTCGCCTCCCTGGCATCCATGCCAAGGATCGCGGAGTTCGCGCTGAGGCTGAGAGGCAAGCGGTCAACTCCGGGGTCCAGTCCATGATCGGTGACTTCAAGGTGATGATCCTGATCGAGGTGCACAAGACCTTCGACCGCTCCCAGCTGAGGATCGTAGGTGAGCACCACGATGCCGTGCTGATGATCGTGAAGGACGAGCACATCGATGACTGCGTGCCGGTGCTGCTGAAGATCGCAGCGCGACCAGCGCTGATGAACACATTCAAAATCAAACTCAGCGTGCCGATGGAAGGCGAGGCAGAGCTGGGTCCGTGGGGTAAGGGGACCAAATATGCTGCCTGACAAATTCTTCAGCAGGTTGGCGAACACACTGAACGACAGGTACGACAGCGCGGCGGAGAACAGCATGGCTGTCAGCATCCTCATAGCTGCAGCGATCATCTGCGACGCGATTGACGATGTCTTGTATGACTTGCCAGCGGAGGACGACGATGCCGACCGTTAGCTTCTCTGAGGTGAACTCGTTCCGACGGTGTCACAAGGCATGGGAGTACCGCTACAAGATCGGGCTGAAGCGCAAGCTCAAGGGCATCCGTCTCTTCAAGGGAGAGATCCTGCACGAGATGCTCAACGCTCACATCAAGATCAAGATGGTCAAGGGCTATGTCGGGGATGACCCGTGGGACGTGCTGGAAAAATACGCCACGGAATACGCCAACTACTTCGCGGAGGAACGCGAGCAGTACGGTGACATCATCGGTGACTGCGGTGCGATCTTCGAGGGCTACCTGCGCAAGTACCGCAAGGATCCGCTGACCTACGAGGCGTCAGAGCAGGAGTGCTACTTCGACATCACCGACAAGCTCAGGTTCGCCGGGTTCATCGACAAGATCGCCACCGACAAGGAAGACCGCAGGTGGATTGTCGATCACAAGTTCGTTGCCAGCATCCCGACTGCCGCCGACCGCTTCAGCGATCTGCAGCTGCTGCTGTATGTCTGGGCATGGAACAAGAAGAAACCCGACCAGCCCATCGACGGTGTGCTGTGGGACTACGCCCGGTCGAAGGCACCGACTCGGCCTGAGGTGCTGAAGAAGGGCGGACTGTCGAAGCGCAAAAACTTGGACTGCGATCCGCACACCTACCTGCTGACCATCGCGGAGAACAACCTCAACCCGGCTGACTACCAGGACATGCTCGCCCACCTTGAGGGCAAGGAGGACACATTCTACGAGCGCGTGTTCCTGCCGAAGCCCAGCGCTCACATGATTGAGGAGGTGACCACCGACTTCCTGCAGTCAGCGGTAGAGATCCAGGAGAAACGAAAACCCAAAGCACGCTGCTCACGCAGCATGACTTCATTCAACTGCAACACGTGTGAGTTCCGACCGGTGTGCGAGGCAGAGGTCCGTGGACTGGATGCCGAGTTCATCATCAAGGCGGACTACACGGAGCGCGAGATCGGAGACTCATAGATGCCAGCGAAGAAGAAACTGAAGAAGAAGAAAGCAGTGCGGAAGGTATCCATCCTGGACTTGATCCAGCCCGTCGCAGAGTTGGAGACCAACCTCGTGATGATGGTGTACGGCAGGAGCGGCACTGGCAAGACAGCATTCGGTGCGACGTTCCCGAAGCCCATCCTGTTCATCGACACCAACGAGCGCGGCACCGAGACGATCAAGCAGGAAGAGGACGTGTACGTCGTGCGCGTCACCCAGTGGGAGCAGATTGATGAACTGTACTGGGCGCTGCTCAACCGTGAGACCGAAGTGCAGTACGAGTCCGTCGTGATCGATCAGATCACCAACCTGCAGGACCTGGGCATGGCTGAGGTGCTACGTCGCTCACGCAAGGGCAGAGACGAGACGTTCAGCCAACGCAACTGGGGACAACTGGGCGGGATGCTCAAGCAGACCATCACCGACTGGCGTGAGCTAGCCGACCAATACAACCTGTTATTCATTGCACACGAGCGCATTGATGAACCAGGTGATGACGAGGATGAATCCATCGAGCCCAGCATCGGCGCTCGTGTGATGCCATCCGTGAGTTCCTTCATCGATGGAGCAGTCGATGCCATCGGTTCGACGTACATCAAAGAGAGATGGGAGACCGAAGACAAGGAGGAGGTACGACACGTGGACTACTGCATGAGGCTAGGTCCACACGCATTCTACTCAACAAAAATACGCCGACCTGTTAGTGCAGGACCGATCCCGGAGTTCATCGTAGACGCGACGTTCGACAAGATCCGGAACCTGATCGCAGGCATCAAACCAAAACGAAGGAGAAAGGCGAATGCCTAAGAAGAAAACACCCACATCCCGCAAGGCACCTGCACAGAAACGTGCGGCACCTGCTAAGAAAGGACGTGGTCGAAGAGCCAGCATGATTACTGTTGACTTCACTGACGTTGATGCCGGTGGGTTGATGCCCACACCGGATGGCATCTACACCGTCGAGGTGCGCAGCGCTGAGAAGGAAGTCAGTTCCAACGGCAACGACATGGTCACGTGTCGCTACCGCACCAACATCGGCTCGACCGTGTTCGACCGGTTCATGCTGATGCCGCAATCACTGTGGGTCTTGCGCACCGCATTGAATGCCATGGGCTACGAGACACCGGACGGTGAGTTCCAGTTCGACCCTGCCGACCTCGTCGGTCAGACCATGGGGGTGGAGATCACCAACGAGGAGTTCGAAGAGAAGGATCAGCCTCGCGTGACCGGCTACCTCAACTACGACGTTGCCGAAGCCCAGCTGGTAGACGAGCCCGTCGATGACGAAGAGCCGGAAGATGAGCCGGAAGATGAAGAGCCAGACGATGAGCCTGAAGACGAGCCCGAAGACGAAGAGGACGAGGACGAGGAGGAGGATGACCCCGCTCCGAAGAAAACTCCCCGTAAGAAGAAAGCCGCCCCCAAGAAGAAGAAGTCAGGTGCGCTACGCCCAGGTGCCCGCGTCACGTTCGAGGACGAAGGCGAAGAGTACGGTGGCGTCATCGAGTACATCGAAGAGGGCATGGCGACCGTGGTCGATGACGAGGAAGGCGAATGGGAAATCCCAGTCGATGAGCTGACCAAAGCTTGATCCGAACCACCCTTCGACCGTACCAACGCGAGGCTGTTGATGCTGCCCTTGAGCATACCGGCTTCGCGTTCTTCCCGGAGCAACGCACAGGGAAGTGCCTGATCTCTCTGACGGTAGTCGATCACTACAAGCCTGAGGTGCTGGTGATCGTCTGCCCGAAGAAGGCAGTGCTGACCTGGGAGACGGAACTCGATCTGCACCTCGACGTGGACTGGGACTGTGAGATCTACATCATCACGTACCAGGAGCCGGTCAAGAATTTGAAGCTGCGCAAGACGTGGTACAAGTGGTCGAGCGAGTTCGCCAAGCATGGCGGCACGCTGATGGTGATCGCTGACGAGGCACACCAGATCAAGAAGCCTGGGACCGCTCAGTCACGATTTGTTAGGACGCTGGGCAAGCGTGCGCAGTATCGGCTCGCGTTGACCGGCACGCCCATCGACAAGAACTACGAGCAGTTCTGGGCTGTGTTCGACTTCATCCAACACGGCAGCGCATTCGGTGCGACGTACGATTCTTTCAAGGGACGCTACGTCATCATCGAGCAGAAGGAGCGCCGGGATGGCAAGCAGTTCCCGGTGGTCACGGGCTACCAGAACACACCTGAGCTACTAGAGATCATCCACCGGTACAGCTACCGCATCACGTTCAACGAGGCACGCATAGCCATGGGGAAACGTCCAGTGAGGATCCACCGGCACAAGAAGTACTTCGACCTGGATACGAAGTCCCGCCAGCTGTACGAGGAGTTCAAGAAGGACCTGGAGGTGACCATCGAGGAGATGGACATCACCATCGATGCCACGCTGCCGATCACGCTGATCCAGAAGCTGCAGCAGGTGTGCGGCGGTTTCCTTCTGCACCAGATGCGTATCCCCGGTCAGAAGAAACGCAAGCGGTTGGTCGTGCCTTTGGATGGCAGAGAGAAGCTGAACTGCATGATGGGTGTGCTGTCCGGTCTCGGTGACGAGAAGGTGGTCATCTGCGCTCGCTTCACCCATGAGGTCGCAGCTATCCGTGAGACCCTCGATGAATTCAACTGGACGCACAAGGAGATCAGCGGACAGTCAGAGTGGGATGGCGAGTTCGATAAGGACGTCGTCGTGCTGCAGGTGAAGAGCGGGCTCGGCTTCGACCTGTCCGAATCTAACACGTATATTTTCTACAGCTGGGACCACAGCTACATCACGTTCGAGCAGGCACGCTTCCGCATCATGAACATGGAACACACCACCAAGGTCAACTACTACTTCTTGTTAGCGCGGGACACCATCGAGGAAGAATACTATGAAGCGATCAAGCGGAAAAAAGACTTCTCGCAAGTCGTCCTCGACCGACACCGCAGAGGCACTGAAAAAGATACGCGCCGAGTTCGCAAAACCCGTAAGAGGAAAGTCGCGTGAACGAGGACAGCCTGTGGGAGTGGCTGAGGGATCTGAGCCTGCCCAACGGTCACTATTCCAGGATTGAGTCATCGCACACCGCACCCGGTTACCCCGACGTGGACTACTGCCTTGGGCTCGGCGTCAGCGGACAGATCGAACTGAAGTACTCCAAGAACCTGGACATCCCCTTCCCCGGTAAACCTGGGTTGCGTACGACGCAGATCAAGTGGATTAAGAAGCGGGTTGCACACCAAGGCTACGTGTTCGTCATAGCAGAGGCACCTCCCGACATCTACGTGATCCCCGGCAACGCTATCGAATCCTTTAATGGTGCGACCAGGGAAAAGCTGTCGAAAATTTCGGTGGGGATTTTGAATCGTGAGGATCTGAAAAACGCTCACTACCAGTTGCACAACATTCTGACCACCTGGAGATACGACAAATGACGGACAGGACTTGCGTTTACTCTGACCCCAGGAACCAACCTGCCTGCACCGAGTGCGGCAACGGGCTGGATCTCTGCCGGTGCATCCGACCCGATGACATTGCACATGAGCGTAACAATAGTGTTGATGGTATAGTGATCACGATGATCAGGGGGGAGCTGGACGCAGCACGAGGTAAGTTCCCCGAGTCCACCCATCAGCTTGCAGCCCTCGTAGAGGAAGTTGGCGAGCTGGCTCAAGCGCTCATGGAGCATGATCGTGACGGCTCGCAGACCACAGCTATGGTGCTGCGCGAAGCTGTCCAGGTGGCATCCATGGCAATCCGCATCGCAACCGAAGGCGATGATAATTTCAAGTACGTGTTCCCTATCGTAGAAGAGGCACTTCCGAAGGGACCAGTCAGCGACAGATTCTGAGGACACTATGGAACACGATGAGATCACCAAGATGCAGATGACCCACTTCTGCGACCAGGTACGAGCAGCTGTCGGAGCAGAGCGAGCGGTGATCGTGACCACCGTTGAAGGGCACACCAACCTCGCTGCTTCGCTGGAGGACGAGAGTATCGATGAGGATGAGGTCTTGGCGAACATCGTCACTGACCTGGCACGTGCGCTTGTGAGTGTCCATCCCTCGTTCACCCTGACCCTCAGCAGCCCCGGTAACGAACCGCTAGTCATCAACGGGGAGAACTCAAACATGAAGATCACTGAACGGATCATCGAACTGGAGAAGGTAGATGGCGACGTGGGATGAAGAGCGAGCGTGGAAGATCATCAACACAGCGTTCGAGGAGATCACAGCTGGGAAGAGGGGCTCAGTCGATGAGTTCAGTTGCGCCAAGGATCTGGTAGAGTTGCTCGGAAGCGTTCGAGCGGAGACCATCGGTTGGACCTGGACCGAAGCCTGCTCCCAGCACGACCGTGGCATGGACGTTCGACGCCAGGAGATCCCAGCGCTGCTGGAGAAGGCACGCGCAGACCTCAACCCGGAGCGCAAGTGATGGAAGAATCCCAGTTCCCTGAAGGCCACCTGAACCTGACAGGCGAAGGTGCGATTCAGATAGCCATCGGCATCCAGGATGGCAACGTGATCATCCAGTTCCCCAAGCCAGTGGCGTGGCTGGGTCTGCCCGCAGATCAAGCGATGGAGATGGGTAGAGTCCTGATCAGAAGAGGCAAAGAAGCCATTGAATTAGCGAAACATTGAGGGGTTTACACGGTAGCGCTAAATGTGCTATACTTACCATTGTGTGAACTAGTTCTCAATGGAGAAGTGATATGGCTGCAACACGGAAGAGCCCTAAGGCCGCGTCCGACAGCGTCGGTGCACAGCTAGCAATGATGCGCAGGCGCGAGAAAAAAGTATGCGAGAACTTCGAATGCCAGAAGAAGTTCGAGGGACTCGCGATCACCAGCTACTGCTCAGACCAATGCCGTTTCAGGGCTGCGTACCTGAGGCGCGTGGGTAAGGCAGGAAAATAAGGAAAAGACATGCCATTCCTCAAGCAACACCGAAAGGCCACCCTCGAAATTGACGACGCTGGGCGCAAGCTCACCGGCAAGTTCGAGGTGAGCCTGACCAACCATGGTGACCGGGAGACTCTGATGGAGTGGATCAACGAGGTGCGCAAGCAACTCCGTCTGGCAACCCCTAAGAGAACGAACCCCCGGAAAAAATGACCACCATCCTCGTGGACCTCGAAGGCACGTTGAGCGATCACACGGATCGCTTGCGTGTCCTTCAGGCTACCACCAAGCTGAACCCCAAAGACCGCACTGCGTGGAAGACCTACTACCAGGGTCTGATCAATGACGAGCCTCGCGAGAACGTCATGTACGCCGTGCGAGAGTGGATCCGGAAGGACATCCGCCCACTGGTCTACAGCACCCGCTTCGTCAACAAGTACAACCAGGAGGAAGAGTGGCTGCGTGGGCACGAGCTATGGGAGCACGTCGATCTGATCCAGCGTCTACCTCAGGAGCCTGCGATCAAGGGTCCGGATCTTGTGTGTCAGTGGGTCTGGAAGTACAAGCCGATGATCATCGTTGATGACCGGGAAGAGGTTCGTGATATCCTAAAGCGTCAACACCCTCAGGTAGCAGTGCTGGGACCGGAGGACCTCACGAGACCCGCAGCATGAACATCCACTGCAGCGACGGCTACTTCTTCCACCACTGGACCATCTTCAGCAACTGCATCCGCTGCGGGGTTAGTACTGGTTCTGCCTCGATCCGGGGAACGCTGCGCGACGAGAGATGGGGGGTCTCCCCGTCTGAGTCTGCATTGCTCTCGCGAGCCCACCCTGTTGATCACCCATCCCGATACGGTTCCCACCCCCACCCTGAGCCTGACGCTGCTGAGCACGCATCGCCTGCAGATGTCCACGCATCGATGGTGGCGCACCTCCCCGCATTCCTACGCCGCCAGGTCCGCCAGGCCCAGGGGGTTGACCACCCGGTGGCATAGGTGGCCGCGTACCGACACCAGGTGCCCGTGGTCGCTGTGCGACCTGACCAAGACCCCCAGGTCGTTGGGGGATCCTACCGCCCCCCTGCATCCTTACAGGCCCGCCTCGTGCTGCACCGCCACCGATCATGGCTCGGATCCTAGCCTGGTGTGCAGCTGCCTGTTCGCTGTACCGCGACGGCACTGCATAGCTACGTGAACCTCCTGCGCCTCCACCCATCGGAGGTTGCGGCGTCACTGGTGGTGCCACAACTGGAGGTGTCGTGCCCTGATCCAGGACAGTTGGCGGACCACCAAGGATGGTGTCCTCAGTTGGCGCGGTCACCGGGGGCATAGGTCCCCCGCTCCCTGGATTACCCGGGAAGATCGGGGCACCGGGAGTCTCCTGGTAGGGATCCTCAAGCTCAGACACACCACTCGGCCCAGGGGTTGGGTAAACCGGTGCCTGCGGCTGGGTAACTTGCGGAGGTTGCCAAGCTGCGGCGTCAGCGTAGTTGTCCATGAAGGTCATATCCTCCGGCGAACCAGCCATCCCACCGTACTGAAACTTCTTAACCTTCTGGTCAGCACGCATGAACTCCTTCGCCACCCTGCGTGACGGTCCCTTCATCCGGCTGGGTTTCCACCCGTGTGCGACTGCACGCATCAGCGCAGACTGCTCTGGAGATTTTGATGGCATTGATCTTTCCTTTTGGTATCCGCCTTTCGCTGCGCCTACTGCCTTGCCCCCCTTTGCGGGGTCGTTAGGATCGTAGAACACCTCACCTGTGGTTGCCTGCGGAGTGCCGTCAGGGAGGTTGGGAACCCACTCCTTGGAGCCATCCACATACGTCTCAACGCGTCCGCCAGCTGTGTTACCAGCCAGCATGCTGTTAATTTTTTGGTCCCACAGCAGCTTGAAGATCTTATCTTCTTCTTCTGCTGCCTCCGCTTCGCGGGCTGTAATCGGGTTCGAGCGACTTACTACTTGCAGGGGTTCTCCGTCCTCCCCACTGGACGTGAAAGCGTGTCCCACTGAGCCATCGCTGTGCACGACGGTTTGTTTCTCAATGTGCCTCCACTTCTCACGGTTCTCTGGATACGCAGCGACGTCATCTGGGTGATAGACAGTCTGCATATCACCCACCTGACGACGTGCTGCGTTGGAGTCGGCCTGACTCATCGAGCCCCGCAGCCGCAGCTTGCTCAGGGACTCCTGCATCTTCTCCCGTTTGAGCCTCGCCCAATTCTCCTTCGTACCCCTCCTCTCCGCAGCCGTCTCCGGTGGCTGTGCCGTGTACTCAGCCATTACTCCACCTCCCCTGTCTTACCGTCGATGGTGACGTTGTCGGGCTTCGGTTGGATCAGCGCGAGGATGCTGCTCATGACTTCTTGCTTGGTCTCGTCGCGCAGACCGATGGGTGAGTTGTCACCGTCACCACCTGAGTGCGATGAGTGATGACGATCCTTCCAGTGTTCGCGCTGCCTGTTAGTAAGCCACAGCTTGATGGCAGGTACGTCAGGTGGGTAGTGCTTCACCGTGTCAGCACGGATGATCTCACCGTCCCACTGCATGATCTTTTCTTCGTCGTGCTGGTAGCCGACGGCACGTTGGTACAGTGCACTGAGCACAGCTGAGTCAGCGTCAGTGTAGCCGTCCTCGATGGCATCCTTGAACAGCGGGTACTGCTTCTTCCACAGGTTGATCTGGCTCTTCGCGATGTCGAAGACCTGGGACATTGTCTCTTCGCTAATGCCACGCATGGCAATCGCTCGTACCTGTTCGAGATGGTCAGGCAGGAAGAGACGCGAGCGCTCAGCCATCAAGGTACCGGCTCGGTTCCTTGCTTTCCTACTGATGCGCTTCGCTGCCATCAGTTCAACATCTCGCTCAGGGTTCCGGTCACGCCTTCGATCTTCTTCATGCCCACATCGCCCAGGCTGCGCAGGTATTCCATGCCGTAGTCACCCAGGTCTTTCATCATCTGCTCATCGAACTCCTCAATGGGAGGCAGCTCCGGTGGACCACCTTCTTCGAAGTACTGGCTCTCCAGTGCCATGACGGCAGGTCGCAGCGCCTGCATGATCGTCTGCGCTTTTTCCGGGTTGCCTTTGGCATACGCCAGCTTCAGGAGGAGGTTGCGCACCACTCTGCCCTGAATGACTCGCCCTGCGCCTGCCGTTATCCCTGCCCAACCCAGACCGGCGAACATCGTGAGACCGACAGCGGAAGCTCCCCCTACCGCAGCAACCATGCCTGCGCCTGCAGAAGTCTTGGCAGCTGCAGAGGTCATCCGTAGATACTCACGAGTTCCTTCGATCAGATCTTTCTCACCCTGATCAAAGAAAATGTTCAGCATCTTCTTGTTCTTCGGGTCACTGAGATATTTTACGAACTCATCCGGGTTAGAGATCTGCGGAGCGTCAGGAGTCCAGCCCGCTTTCTCCAATCCTTTGGAGAGGAAGCGTTTCTTCACTGCCTTCTTACCGTCGGGCAGCAGTTTGTCGTACAGATCCCGCACACGTTTAGGTATACCCATGTCCAGAACACGCTCGACAATCTCATCATCGAGGTTGCCCTCCTTCAGCTGCCTAGCCAGTGCACCGTCAATGATTTCTTTGGATTCCTTCTCGAACGCACTTTCAAGTAGATCCTGCGCCTTTTGCTGCGCTGCCCGTCGTGCCTCCGTAGCCGGTTCTCCGAAGGTCTTTGTAACGGGGTCCCAGATTCGGGTCTCTGGGTTGATGCCCGCCTTGGGCCATTCCGACCGTGTGATGAGATCCTTGTTCTTACCCCAGAAGCGCTGCTTGATCAGCCGGTCGTAGAAGCTCTGCACGATGTCGTGACCCAGCTCCTCCTCGATGTTGATGTCGTACTTGTTTACTAGATCTACGAGTGCGTCTGTTCTCGCTGCCTTCTGCTTGCGTCGCAGCTTACCGATACCCGTGATGGGGATACGTTCAATCACCTTCATAGCAATTGTCTGGACAGGAGTCATGAAATCCGACATAGCATCGGAGGTGAAGATCTTCCGACCTGTTTGCTTTGCATACTCCAATGCTTGCATGACGTTTTTAGGTACGACAGCTCCAGTTTTGCCAAACAATTCTTTGCCTTTGGTAGCTACGCGGGCAATGGGCTTAGCGAGGTGCTCACCTGCTTTACCGGCACCGGTAGCGAACGCGATGTCTTCGGGATCGAACGTCCCACCAGCCAGGTGCTGACCTGTTTGTACTCCCGTCTCAGTGACCCCTGAGGCCGCAGCCATCCGTGTTCCTGCTTTTGCAATTCCTTGTTTCTCCATCTGGTGACGCATCGTTGCGCTCGCCACCTTAGGCAGCGCAGTCTTCACACCCAGTGATGCCCAGCTTCCTCCTGGCGCGTAAGTGGCAACGATGCCCAACGATTGGAGGACATCCATCACGCTCGTACCAGGACGATTAACGAGCCCACGGGCACCCGTCTTGATGTTGGTTGCGAGGATCGCACCATCCGGTGCGTATTGGACAGCGATGTCATCTGGATACTGGCGCAGCATCTCTGCGATCTCTTCCGGGTCAGTCATCGTCAGCGCTGCTGCTGATATCATTAGTTGCTGACTCATCGGCAGAGTCTCACCTACACCACCACCCGTAGCTGGGGCAGTGCGCCCCTTCTGAATCTGCGGAGCCACGCCGCCAATCTGAGGAGGTACAAACATCTCGCCCAGTTCTTGTGACGCACGCGAGGTGCCCGGTTCCATAGGGAAATCACTGGGGAATTCATTCACAAGAGGGTTTGCCAAACCACCATGTCGTTCCGGAACATCGTACTCTGCAAAAGGATCGTAATCTGCAGTGCCCTCATCAACCTCATCATATTCTGCAAAGGGATCGTAATACGTCGTGGTGGTTTGGAACTGAGCCTCTGCCTCAGGGATTGTCTCAGCCTCTAGCTCAGCCTGCATTAGCGGATCCTTCGCCCCCTCCGGTGGAACCTCACCGGGTGCATACCCAGCCTCCATGAGTAATCGGTCTTCCTCCATCTGTTCCAGCTGCAGTCCAAGGAGTTCTGACGGGGTCATTAGAACGTCGCTCCTTTAGCACGCAACGCAGAGAGCGTGTCTGGTGACGGGGGCCAGGGGAACCTCTTCGCGTACGAGTCAAGCATCGCTTCATTCCGGGGATCGTTAATGTCGAACATTTTAATCAGCTTGGCCTCAGCTTTTTCGTTCGGCTCTTGTTTAGCTCGCCCTTGCACCTGCTTCATCTCTGCTCTCGCAGACTGCTCGTTGCGAAAATTTCTAAACCGACTAACTGATAGATCGGTATCTGGATCCTCTGCTCTCTCCAGCGCTGCTGCTTCCCCGAACTGAATACTTTTTTCATACCGACCAAGCATGTCATCGATGATTTTGAGGTTGGCTTCCTTACCCTTCGCAGTGCTAGCGTTGAGTTCCTCGATCTTCCTGTACTCGAAGTCGGTTTTGGTACCCGTCAGCCTAGTCAACTGGCTCAGAACTTCGTCGCCCATGAGTCTTCGTGCCAGCTGGAAGCTGGAATTGTCATCGAGTTTGATATTCATGAACTGAGCAAAATCTATGTACTTCCCTTTAATTCCACTGGTACTTAGCTCTGCGAAGAGGTCACGAGCCGTCTGCAATTTATTTACTGCCAGCGTTGAGTTCAGCCCTTGCTCAATCTCATTAGATCGCAGCTTCGCAGCATCTCCCGCTGCAACCTTCGCCATCTCTTTCTCTGATACTGTGATGGGGCTCTGACTCGACACCACCTGCAGGACTTTTCCGTCAGTCGTCCCTGTAAAAATGTGTTCCGTCTCACCGTCGGCGTGCACGATGGTTTGTTTCTCGATATGTCGCCACTTTGATTTATCTTTTGGATACTTCTCGACATCATCCGGGTGGTACACCGTTGACCTTGAGCCCAGGCGGGCACGTGATTGCGCCTCGACCTGTTGCGTCTTCACTTCCTGGGAGAGTAACTCCTCTTCGATATCGGTCAGCGATTTTATTCGTTCTGAGCGGGCCTCACCTACCGCGCCTGCCGCAGCACCTAGCGATTCACCAAAACCACCTGTTTTCGTTGGTGCAAGCATGCCTTGTGCAAAAGCCAACCACTCACCTGTCCTGTCCTTCTCGGTTGACTCAAGCCGAGACTGCAGTCTCCCGCGTGCCTCCTTCAACCGCTCCATGGCATCAGTGTTGGTCATCTGACGACCTATCCGGGAAGACTGAGTCGGCAGATGAGCCGGTTTACTTGCTACCTCTCCGAGTGCACCTACATCCTCAAGAATCTCAGGAACAATAGAAGGATCTTCATCGTCATCGAACGTGCCTCCGACAGCCAGGGCAAGTCCGCCTTTCTCGTAACGTCTAGCCATCAGTCATTATCCTCCAGTTGTATCGCTCCCTCAGCGTTCGTCGTCAGGCTGCACTCGGGGTAGAGAATCTCCGATGCTGCACGCAGCCCACCTTGTCGCCGCCCACCTCCGGTGAGTGAATTCCACCAGCCCTTCACGCGCTGCCAACCTGACTTCGCTGCCTGCGCCAAACCTCCGAGTGCGAATGGTTCAGCGCTTAGTTCTTTCCCATGCTGACCACCCGGTAATCACTGGGGTCCAAGTCGATCATTCGTGCCAGTCCCCCCTTAGCGTATCTGATGTAACCACCACGAGCCTGGAGTTCAGGTTGAAGCGCTTTGTACACACCGTACCCACCTGCGACCTGCGATAGCGGTGACGGCTGGTAGATCGATGCCGGTCCCACCTCTGTAGTCGTCTGCGCCGACGGTACTGCTGACGGTGGCAGACCACGGATGATCTCGGACATGAAGCCAGTCCGTGCCATCGGTAGATCACGCTGTTCGGCGAAGTCTCTGTACGCCAGATCGAGACTCGCCTGATCCATCCCCTGCTGCGTCTGACCCATGGCTTCAAGTGACGCTGCATCCATCATGCCTGCCTGCTGTGAGAACTCGCCCAGTGCGCCTAGCTCCCGTGCTGCTCCCAGTCCAAGTTGCCCACCAGCTGTAGCCGCTGACCCTGCGATCTGCCCTGCCTGGATGTTTCGCGTACCTTCCTGGCCGAAGATGTCAGCTGCCTGCCCATACGCACCAGACAGTGCAGCAAGGTTCTGTTCATTGAGCCCTTCGGTGATGTCCCTAACACCTCGCATGCCGATCTGTTCCATGGATCCTTCGCCGCCTCTGGAACCATAGGAACCCGCTCCCGCGAAGGTACGCTGCAGACTGGGGAGGAACTGCTCTTCGAGCGTACGACCGGCGAGGCTCTCGTTGCGGTTGAGCACGTTCTGGATGTACGGGTTCATGTACTGCTCAGCGGCACCCGGTGCAGCGAACGACCCCGTGCCCGCACCCAGGTAGGGTTGCGCCTCCTCTAGCGGTGACGGTCCACCTGCGACACCCATAGCTGCCTGGGTGGCTCCCTCAACGAAGGGCTGGTACGAGCCGACGTTCTGCTCGGTGAGCCCGAAGGCAGCTTGCTGTGCCGGTGAGAACCCGGCAATGCGTGGTCCCTCGTAGGCAATGTACGGTTCAGCTGCCGCTGCGTTGGCGCGAGCGATCAGCCCCTGCGTGTAGTCAGACATCCACTTCGGGACATCCTTGATGGTCTGTCCGTAGGTCGTGACCGACTTCGGAGGCTGACCCTCGAAGAGGAAATCAGTAGGGGATCCCATCAGACATTCACTCCCGTTGCGCCCATGTGCGGTGGGCTGGTGCCCGCCACGTTCATCACGCCACCGTGTTCATACTTAGCTGAGCGACGGAGCCTGCCCATCTTGCTCATGTAGTTCGCAGGCTTCTTCGCCTTGTGGCTGAACTTACCTTCCTTCAAGTTCTGCCCCTTGTGCTTGCGCAGGTTACGTCGCATCTCATCGAGTCGCTTCGCACCGTGATCACCGGAACCGTCGCCCAGCAGCGCTACCGACTCAGCGTCGATCACATACTCGCCATCAGACAGGCGTGCTTCGATGTCATCCGACCGACCGCTGCCACCACCTCGTACATAGCTACCGCGAGCGCTCACCGTCGGGGTGGCATTCGACACGTCCTCGTTCTGACTCCAGTAGTCGAACTCGCCACCACGCTGGTAGCCACCTGCAGCCTGTCCAAGTCCCCCCGGTGGAGGCATGCCTTGCTGCTGCTGCTCAAACGGGAACGGCTCCGGGGTCATGAACAGGTGCTGCCCTGATGTCGGTGAGCCTACCCGTCCGTACGAGTAGTACGAGGCTGGATCCAGAGGATCGAAACGACGGTTCATCTGGTATTGCGGCATGGGCTCGTTGAACGTCGGAGGCAACTGCGGAGGATCAGGCTCCTCATACTTCCCACCACTCACCGCACCCGCTCCCAGGAGCAGAGGTAGTCCGTACTTGAGTCCATATTTGGCGAGAAGGTCCGTTTTGCCAGGGGCACCCTGCCCACCCTGTCCGCCAGGTGCTGGAGGAGCACCCGGAGTAGCCAAGTTGAACTGGCCCGGTTGTGCCCTGCCCGGTGGGGCACTCAGCGGAGTCTTAGGTGTGTACGTGGACCCTGGTGCGACACCCTTCACGCCCAGATCCATAATCGCTTCCGAACCCATGCCCATCGGCTCACCCGTCATCGGGTTGACCTGTGCGGCATCAGCCATGGCAATCGGTTCGCCTGTGTAGTCGTACCCCAGTCCCCGACGGATGTTGCTGCTCAGAGCTTCCGTCATAGGCCGCGTCTGTGCTCCCACAGCTCCCCTGACGGCTCCTGAGGAGAATTTGCCACCGGTAAGCTCAGCACCCGCTCCCTCCAGCAAAGCGCTTCCTACGGTGTCTGCGAGCCTCCCATCCATCCCTAGCTTCCTTCCCAACGTCGCGCCTGCACCCTTCCCTGCTCCTGCGCCTGCAATTGCACCGGAGATGGCTCCACGGATCGCGCCCTTCTTGCCACCGGCTACCGCACCCAGCCCTCCTTGGACGACTGCGTTGCCGATCATCGATGCAGTGGCAGCACCTGCGCCAGGTGCCAGTACGCCACCTATCCAGGGGATGACTGCTGGCGCGAACACTGCCAGTGCGATGGGTGCGACCATCTGGAACACCTTCGACTTGACGATCTTCTTCACGCCCTTCTTGAGCTTCTTAAACGCCTTGCTCAGGAACCCGTACTCACCGATACCGGTGTTCGGATTCATCTGAGGCTCGCCCCACATCGAGGAGATCACCTCAGCTTCCTCAGGGCTCATGTGCAGCATGATCGAGTCGTCGCCACGTCCTGCTTGGCGCGTGCGCTCAGCTGCTGCCTTCGTGGATCCACCACGAGCTGCCTTGACAGGTCCGCCTGCGTCGTACAGACGGATCTTCTTGGTCTGCTTTTTCGTCGCGCCCATGCCCTTCATCATCTCTTCGGCGGCAAGGGTGTAGAGCAACTCTGAACCGCCCGGTGCGCTCTCGATCTGCTGGGCCGTCTTGACCAGGTCCTTCGTCCCACCTGACTGAGCGATCATCGCAGCCAATCCGCCTTGTGCTGGCATTTCCTATCCCTCGAAATTCGTTGTGAGAAAGAGCCGCTCAGCCCAGTCTCGCCAATTATCAAATGCGTACGGGTCAGGCGCGTCCTGCCCAATCGGATCCACGTCTCCGAACACGGTCGCTGCCCAGGTCTGCCACTTGTCCGGATCATCGAGCCGGGGGAAGTTCTCCGACTCCAGCTCGAACATCGGCACCATGAAGTCAGCCCAGGTGATCACGCTGTCGAAGCCTCGCGGATCGATGATGCTCATGACTCAACCCTTCCGTCAGCGGGCTCGATGTGCGCGTAGGTGTCGCCGTACTCGTAGTCACCACCCACAGTGTTCGAGTTCCACCGGAAGCTCATCAGCCGATGGATGGTCTTCAGCTTGATGGTCTCCTCCGTGCCCGTCGAAGCCGTCTCCGGGAATGTCTTCGGGCTCTCCGTGATCTGCGGGGCTCTCGCGTTGGCGCGTCCCCGCACGGTCAGATCCATCTCACCTGACTGCACGATGTCGGGCTCAATGCGTGCGACGCGAATCGACTGAGTGCTCTGACCTGACTCCAGCATCGACAACTCGTGCGTCTCGAAGAACGACTGGATGGCACTGATGTTGCTGATGCGGATCTTGTCCTTCGCGGTCTCGTGCTGCCACAGCGTGCGACCGTTCACCGTCTCAAAGTTGTCCACCATGAACGGACGTCGGTACACGTTAGCAAACACGCCTGCCGTGCGCCCTTGATCGACCTCGTCGTTGTCTGGCAGCGGGGTGTCGTACCACGTGTTCTCACGCACGTTGAAGATCACTGCGTGGGTACACTCCGTCGCGTTGCCTCGTGGGTAGCACCACCAGATCTCGCCCCAGCGGGGGACCTTGAACCCGAACACCTTCTGCCGTGCATTGAAGTTGAGATTGTCGAAGAAGAAGTTGAGGTTCAGGTTGTTCGGCAGTTCACGCACGACACCGTTGAATAACAGGAAGCGGTCCACGCCTGCCCAGTAGTAAATACCGTCGTACTCAACGACGCTCTGTGAGCTAAGGATGCTGGTGCCCCTGGAGAGGACGTCGAAGCGGAAAGTTGGTGCCGCAGTCTGGAACGTCGCACGGATGACAGAGTCGAGTGCCCAGAGCAGCACGGCAGGACCCTGACCTGAGCCACGCAGTGGCATGCCTTTGATGATCTTCTGCGTGCCGATGTTCAACTCGACGGGTACAGCTGAGAGATCGTTCGGTGTGCCGTTGTAACGGATGAGCCCGTCACTCCCGAACACGAACAGGAACTGAGTCGTGACAACGAGTCCACCACTGACTGCTCCACCCCCACCCGTGTTCCAGCCAGTCGCGCCCGCCTCCAAACCCGTGACGTTCAGGATCGCTGGCGCATCAATCGTGTCGATGTAGATGTTGCCACCTACCGAGTTGTCGATGTTGGCTGCGTTCGGTGCAGCGTGCGCAACTAACAGATGGTTCCCCGTGCCTGCCGTGTCCGCAAAGATGTCGAACTGCCATAGGTTGTCCGAACTGGTGACGAAGCCTGCAGGCGTACGGTCGTTGAACGCGCTCGCGGTTCCATTCGACACGAGGTACTGCCCGATGGTATTCGGGTGCCCCAGGTGCAGGTACTGGATGTTGTCTGCCGAGAACGAGTGCATGCCCCGCGTCACTTCAGGCACCTGGTCAGTGACCTGCTGGTAGCCACCCATCTTGCGCGGCTTGCCACGCTGGAAGCGACACCACTGCCCATCGACGTAGTTGCTCCCCTCGAACTTCGTACCGTCGCGCTTAATGCCCGGTGCGGATGCGAGTAGTGCAGGTGCTTCAGGCATTAAACAGCGTCCCCCAGCCTCTGGAAGTACATATAGCTACCTTTGAGCACGCGGGATTCCACTGCGACGGAAGTGTTCTGCGCCCACTGAAACTGGACGGTCCCTGCAAACCCCGAAGCAATCTCTATAGTTGCCTGGAGGACGAGCATCGTCGGTCCAGCCCCAGATAGATCGATGACCGGGGAGTTCCCAACCGATCCAAGGTGCTGATCGATAGTGTTGCTGAAGACATTCGACCAGCCGGTGTAGAAGATCTCGCCAAAGGACGGGAGGCTCCAGCCAAACTTGAAATCTGGGGCACCCGACTGACCTTCAAGAACCAAGACCAGGAGGACGGACCACCAGCTCTGGTCATCCACAGCAAAGAAAAAGTCATCATCATCTTGCAGGACGATGTCACTCTGAAGGACTTGGGTAACTGTCTTGAGGATGGGCGTCTGGCCTAGATCGCTGGTGGTCAACGCACGCTCAAAGCCACCACCGGTAACAGTGTTGTTGACCTCCAAGCCACCGCTGCCGATGACAACCGTGCGGGTCATCTGAGTGCCGTTGTGACGTTGACCAACCAGACCATTGCGCTCCATGTCGAGCCAGACGTCTTCCTCTCCGCCACCCGCACTGATCTGCACCAGGCGAGCGTCAGGGTTCTGGTTCTTCAGTGCGACGCCACCGTTGGTGGTGTTGTACATCGAGTAAAACCCTGCAACGTTCGCTGAGTTGAAGAGCGTGATCAATGACAGTGAGCCACTCCCAGTGAACAACGCACCGTTAGCGGTGGTGTCGAATACTACCGTTCCGTTGTGACGGATGTTCACCGCAGCTGCGGGATCCACAGTAATCGCGTTCGTGTCTAACCAGTCGCCTGCAGATTTGTACAGCAATCCACCTGTTGCCGGTGCGGTAAGCGTGACATCCGTCAGCTCATCCAGTCCGATGGGGGTCACATCGAATGTGCGGTCTGCTGCGAGAGTTCCTCCCCCGGTCATACCTACGCCTGCGATCATGTCCTGACCGTCGAACGCAGCGCCCAGGTTGCTACGAGCAGCAGCGGCTGTCGTCGCACCTGTGCCCCCCTGGGTTACCAGGACCGGGAACGACACTGCGGAGGTGTTAACTGCGTTGATGACGTCGGTGGCATCAGCGTAGAAGATGACCGTGTTGCCCTGCGCCACCGTCGGTGGACCAACTTGCGCTGAGGTGCTGATCTCCAGATCGAAGGCACCCGTCGTCTCGTTGTCCACCCAGTACTGCTGGATGGTATCCGGCACGACGATGCGTCGGTTGCCCGTGAGTACACCCGTGAACCGGTACGAGATCCGGTCGAGGTTCACACCGGAGAGGTTGAAGTCGCCTGAGCCAGGGACCGGGATCTCTACGAAGTCGAAGGCTAACGTGTTGCCCTGACCAAAGCCGATGGTGAAGAAGTTGGTGCCATCGGTGAAGATGAACACCGCATCGTTGGTGTCCATGTTGATGCTGGCACCACCATCTATCAGCCCCGACGGAGGCACGACGTTGAGCGTGCCATTGCCTGAGTTGCGCAGCATGAAGAACCAGTTGTTAGCAACAGCACCGGGTGACGGCAGGTTGCACGTCCCTGCGCCAGCGGTGTAGATCAGGCACTTCGCTCGGTCGCCATCCACCACCGTAAACGGTGTCGAGGCTTCGACGTCGGAGTCGATGATCTGATCGAGCTGTTGCCCTATCGGTCTGAGACCATCACCAGCCAGTGCCGAAGCAGATGCCTGCGTAGCTGCATTGCCTCCCAGCTGGAAGGTAGACCACAGTCCTGCCGCTGTAGTGTTGTCCGTCAGCACCAGCACCCACTGCTCACCAGGCTGCACGGATTGAATCGTGCCACCTGTGCTGTCACGCACAGTGAACGTGTTCGCGCCCAGGTTGTTGAACGTCGTCTTGTTGCCGGTAGACGTGAACGACGATGAGGGCATGTCGATGTTGAGCGACGGGACCGACGCATCAAGATCCATGAAGTCAGCAACGACGTTGACGCCACCGATCTGTTGCTCTCGCGGCCATTGCAGCGTGACGTCTACAGCCGTGGTAATCGAGTTGTAACTTGTCTGCGACGGGAAGAGTAGCTCCCCACCAAAGACGTCGGTGTAAGGCATCAGACGTTCTCCCTCGTGACTTGCCGGTCGATGATTCGCCTCACGTCCTGTTGCTCAAGGACGATGACGTCTCGGTCATAGATCCCCTGCCACACCTGGATGCGCTCATCGTTTTTCAAAAACGGAGTTGCCTGCAGGAGCGCACCGTGAAGTAGAGCGTTGGGAGCGAAGTCGGTGGTCCAGTTTGTCTGGTTGGTAGCATCCAACAGCGCAGGCAACTGCCAATAGCTCACCTCGAACGGGTATGCGAAATCTGCCGACGGTGCGATCAGCCAGTTGAAGTAATCGAAGTCCCCGTAGAACTTTGGTTGATCCGTGAGATCTTCATCCGGCCAGTAACGCCTCATGTACTCGTACGAACGATTAAACAGAGGGGTGCGTACCTGCGTCGTACCCACTCCGAAGTTGATGCTGGCAGTTGCCCGCCAGCGGTCAGGCTTTGGGATCACCGACTGACCTATCGTCATGGTATCCGTCACGACATTTATAAAGCCCAGGATCTTCAACGACTGTGCCAGCGTACGCTCAGCCAGGTTGATCAAGCTGGGCAGCTGTTCGAACACCGTCTCATCGACGGACGTGCCACGCTCCAGGTACGCACGCATGTCGCTCAGCAGCGAATCGAATGTCATGGAGACAGCCATCAGTTACTCCTCAGACGGGGGCGACGTCTTCGTCGGCTCCGGGTTCGTCTTCATCTTCTGCTTCGGGCTCGGGCTCCTCCTCAGGCTCAGCCTCAGGTGTCGGCTCAGGCGTCGTATCCGTCGCTTGCTCACTCGCCTCTCCCCTCATCGCTGCCCATTCCACAGGGGTGGGTCCGCGCCCTACCTTTGCCATGACTTCGAGTTGTTCTTCCGTGCACGTACCCGCTTCGACGTGGGTCAGTAACTCGGAAACTTGTGCAAGCGTAACGACGCTGCCACCACCCAAGCCGGGGTGACAGGTCATCGTGCTCAGTGCTGTCAGTGCGCTCATTTCGAGCCTCCGTTGGTTGAGGTCAGCCTCCGTCAGCGACCTTTTTGATGTCCTCTGAGATCTGCTTCAGCATCAATGCGTTTAGTCTCTGCTGCGTACGGATCTCCCCGATGTCGTTCTGTACCTTGAGCCTCTGCTCCACGAAGTCATCCTCGACTTCCTCGATGTCCTCTGCGTTCTTCTCGATCTTCGCGTCCTGGGCATTCACCCAGTACCCCAGCCCTGCCATCAAAATGGCGGCGACCACGGTGATCGGAAGACTCGCCTTGCTGATGTCGCCGTTCATTTGGGTGGATCCTCGCTCTTACCCCCTGCAACTTCTTTGAGGTTGGGCTTCTGATCGCCATCCTCCTTGCCTGCTGCCTGCTGATCAGGGGTAGGTGGATTCACCAGAGCCAGCTCTCCGGATGCCAGAGCACTCAGCAGGCTGAGCAGCACACTCAGCTGCCCGCCGATGGCAATGCCCAGGGGGACTTGGAGATCCTTGTTAGAAAGCAGTTCCACGCCTGCGGTTGCAGCTGCTTGGATCTGTTGTGGTGTTGCATTCATGTTTGCCATTTTCTAGTTCTCTTTGGTTTACGAACTCCGTTAGGTGATCCCAAATCCCCAGATCCACCACTCGGTGTCGCTGTAGTGAAAGAGATTTGCGATCCCACCTTCCGATATCGTGCGGTTGCCGGTACCGGGTGTGCCGGTGCCGTCGAAGAAGCGCAGTGTTCCTGCTGCTGAAATCGTGACCGCAGTTGCAGTTTCGCAGGCGAATTGGATCCACGCGCCAACTAACGGAATGGCACCGGACGTGCCACTGGGAAGCGTGATCGTCCCCGCGAGTCCACCGTCTCGATGCAGAAGCTTTCCAACGTCTACTTCGCTAAGCGTTCTGCTGGCGGGAACCTCGATGATCGGCAGGCTGTTGAAACCGATATCGCGAAACACCAAACCGTGATCGACAATCTGCCCCCCTGACGTAGCGCCCGCGACATCACCCTGTTGCGTACGCATCGTGACCACGGCTTGGTTAGATAGCGATACCGCACCGTCGGGATCACAGAGGACCATGTCTACGATGGTGCCTCCACCCTGCGTTGCTCGGAGTGCGAGTTCACCACCGTTCTCCTCAGCGGTGATGTCCCAGTCAACCGTATTCGTCAGCGTGAACCCCAGACTCCGAGTAGTAGCAGTCAGGAACTGGATGCGGTCAGTATTGCCACCCCCTATCGTTACCGCGCCTGTGCTCCCGATGGTGTTGCCAAGTATGACGGCACCGACTTCTGACGAGCGTAGTATCGAAGCCTGTCCGACGAACCCCATGATGAAATCCGTGGTGCCAGTCTCTTCTGACGATATCTGAAAGCGTTGACCACCCGTGGGGAAGAGTTCGATGAGTCGAGTCACCGCACCGTCTAAAACGACATCGGTGTGGATAGTCTGGATAACCGTTTGCGGATCGAAGCCCAGCATGGGGACCAAAGTCCCTACGTCGTTCTCTCCTTCGAACTCGATGGTGCCGCCATGCCGTCGGTTGCGGAAGTACATCGTGTCGCCATCGCTACCCCCACCAGTGGTTCGCCACTCGATCTCACCGAAGGATACTGACCCGTCGTCGTCCACCCACGATACCGTCGTCTGCGTACTTCCGCCCGACTCACCCGCATTTGCGAAGCGACCACGGACGTTCATGCCAGTGATGCCCGTGGTGATGCCTCCCATCGTAAGACCGTCGCCTGTCTGCTGAATCTGAGATGCGTTGACCCAGTTTGATCCGTTGAAGCGCAGGGTCTGGGAGGTTAAAGGGGTAGCGATAACAACATCGCTCAGATCGTTAAGTGCACCTCCGAAAATATCGGAAGCCGTCAGTACGCGCTCGAAGCCAGCACCCGTCAGTGTGTTGTTCGCTGCAAAGCCACCTGCAGCTGCGGTAATTGTTCGTGCTACCTCAGCTGTGTTCTGATGCAGCTTCACGTCCGCTGTGGGATCAATGAGGATGCCGGGAGTATCCAGCCAGTTACCTGCACTCTTGTAGAGAACAGCCCCTGTCGCAGGCGCGGTAAGTGTGACATCGCTCAGATCGTTGAGTGCACCACCGAAGATGTCTGCCGTGGTCAGCACACGCTCGAACCCGGCACCCGTCAACGTATTGTTAGCTTCCAAGCCACCAGTCGCTGCCGTTATCGTGCGAGCAACGCTGGAGTTGTTGAAGTACAGTCGGATCTCACCACCCGCATCAGCTTGGAACACATTGTGGGTAGCAGGACC